GATTTTAAATTATTTGCAACATTTGTGAAAAATCCATTTAATTTTTTCTCATTTTCAAAGAAATAATGAATAGCAAATTGACAACTACAAACGGCAAACTTATTAGCACCCTTACCAGCAATATGACGCAAATGATAATCATTATTGATATTTCTATTCATTACTATATTCATTATATCATAACTTTCTGTATCATTTATTACTTTTGCAGCAGTGCCATTATTAATTGATTCTGAACAATCGCCTGCAACAAATACAATATCTGGAAAATAAGTTTTCTCATCTTTGCTTACTTTACGATATTGATTTTTCTTTTTAATTAAACGCGAGTATCCACCACTACGTGGATTATAAATATTTTGTTTAACTAAATCTACAGATAATATAAATGAATAATTATATTCAATCCATCTATTCATATCACCTCCTTCGCCACCACATAATTCTAATAATGAACTTCTATCAGAAGAATATTCATATAATTTTTTTTTAATTGCTTGATTATGAAAATTCAACATATGAACAGATAATAAAGAATCTCTTGGTATATTTCTACTATAATATACATCATCCGCTTCTAAAATTTTATCAGTTGTTGTATTATATACTTTGTTTAAATTAATATCTTGATTACCAATTATCATTGCATTTGTAATGCAATTATGCATCGAACGCCATACATTAATTGCAATATTTAAGTCATTCATAGTTTTACTTAATTCCCCTTTTCTGTATAAACGCGTTTTATCATCTCTAATACGTAATGGATTCCATCGATGATGAATACCTATTTTATTATTAACATCATAATTAAATTCAACTATAGAATTATCTTCTATAATTTGATTATCGTCTGTTAATATATTGCCTTTTGTATTAATTTTAACATATGCTATTTCAACACCAGATTCATAATATATAGTAGGTTTAAATAATGTAGGTTTATATGTTATTAGATTGTTTCTTTGTTCCTTCGCGTATTTATGATCATATCGCAATCTTAATCCTTTATGTGGCCCAATATCCTCCCATTGTGCCGAGTTATATCCAACATATAATTTTAACTCTCTATATTTTTGACCATTTTCAACAACTACCTTACCATATTTTACAAGAAAATCAATAGTATTTTGTTCAGGTGGTTTCCATTTAAATAATCTATCCCATCGTACATTATCAGTTATTTGAACAGCTTTATTTGTGTAATATGAATATAGTGGTAATTTTGATGGTGTAAATATCAACCCGTCTATTTCATATGGATATGATTTATAATTGGTTAAAATTTCATTGCACTTTGAATATATAGAACTATCTTTATCATTATATAAAAACTTTTTAACAACAAATTCGACATTAGTTTTTGAATTATCAATATGTGATTTTGAAAAATTTAAATGTGATAATCTAGATGTTGCACCAATTAAAGGTAATGAAGTGATATTTTTACCTTTAATATAATACATATCAAATGCTGCAAATAAATGTTTATTTGAATTATCTTTGCGCTTATCACAAGTTACATATTCTCCATCAATTAAACTATTATATAAATTTGATAATGCAGTCATCCCCGTACATATAATATTATAAGTATTATTTATCATATAAATATCACCAACATCATCTATATACATTAGTAGTCTTTCACCATCAGCTTTTTCAGTTACAGTATAACCTTCTAAAATACTAACCGAACCATATTCTTTAGGGTCAATTAAATTAACTTTTTCAAGTGTTATTGGTTTTGGTGTCAATAAAGGAATGGTATTGCGTTTATTATACGACATTATTTTAACATCATCTTTAATAAGATTGTGATAGTTTTTAAGTATTGTTTCTTGTTTATCTTTTGTAATTATTTTTGGATATTGTGTAATATAATGTAACATATTTAAAACAGATTGTATAATAAGTTCTTTATTATTATTATTAATTATAATTTCAAATTTGTAATCTTGTTTTTTCTTTAATACATTAGAATTTTTTAAACTATTATAATATTCATTTTCGCTTCTTTCCAATATAGCAGAATATTCAATATTATTTTTTGTATCTAAATATGAAAATTTTTTTGTAATTTTAAAACGTTTTTTATTTATTTTCCAATTATCAGGTTCTTTATCAATCTGACTTTCTTTTATTGCATTAAATAAGATATCATAATCAAATAAATTACTTTCACTATTTTGGTACAAAATATTTCTACTAATAAATTTATAATCACTTACATTTGTATAAACATTGCTATTACAATATTTTAATATATTTGAAAGGTTACTTATATGTAAAATATTTCCAATTTCATCTTCTACTTCTAATATTTCATCATTAATTGTTTCTTTGTAAATAGTATTAGAAATAGAGTTAATAAAATTATTAAATTCGTATTCAGTCCAATTTAAACCATTATTATTATTAATAATTATTTTAAAATTATCGTCTTTAAATTCTAAAATACTATCAATAATTCTTATTAATTCTGAATCCTTTTTAATTTCCATTTTATTGTTTTCTCTATTTTATATATATATATATAATTCCATATATAAAAAAAATCAATTTTTATTTAATTAAAATTAACAATTTCTACTATTTTTCCATCATAATACCAGTTCATAAAATTTAGATGAAATATTTTTTTAAATTTATCAGTACTATAATTTTTTATACTTTTTAAATATAATCTATTTGAATTATTTGCAAATTCAATATCATAATTAGTCGTATTTATAACAATAATTTTTTTGTCCCATTTAAAATTATTTATTGACTCTATATCATCTTTAATTTGTTTAGTTTCAATTAAATTAAAATAAAACACATTTTGATTATAATTAGTCATAATTTATTATTATAATATAATAAATCATTTTTTTAAATTTACTTAAAGAATTAGATAATTTATATATAAAGAAAAAATAAATGACTAGTAAAATTGGAATTATAAATAACAGTGACTATACAAAAGTAGTTAAAAAACTACGAGAATTTTTTGATTCAAAAGGTTTTTTAGAAGTACATACCCAAAGTAGATTAAGTATTCTTGCAGCATGCGAAGACCCTAGAACTATTTCTACATATAATTATGCGGGTCAAGTTTGGCCTCTACCACAAACTGGTCAAATGTGGCTAGAATATGAACTTTTATCTAATCCAGAAGCGAATGGTTTTTATTGTGTAAGCACTAGTTATAGAAATGAACCAAATCCTGTACCAGGAAGACATGATAAAATCTTCCCTATGTTTGAATTTGAAATGAAAGGTGACATGGAAGCTATGAAAAAAATGGAAGAGGAATTACTAAATCATTTAGGTTTCGGAAAATTCTATAATGGAACTTATCCTGAAGGCGATTATACAGATGTTGCTGAAAAATATGGAACTAAAGAACTTGAGCATGAGCACGAAGAAAGACTTTATAAAGAAAATGGCCCCGTTTTCTTTTTAAAGCATTTTCCAAATTATAGCTCTCCTTTCTGGAATATGAAACAAGCTAGTGACAGCAAAATAAGTGGTGGACATGCCAAAAAAATAGATGTTATCATTAATGGAATTGAAACAATTGGAAGTGCGCAACGATCTACTGATAAAGACGAAATGAGAAAACAATTTTATGAAATCAGTGATGGTGCATATGCTAACATTTTATTTAGTAACTTTACTAAAGAAAGAGTAGAAAAAGAATTAAATGAATTTTTAGAATTTGATTTTTTCGAACGTTCTGGTGGGGGAATTGGTTTAACTAGACTAATAAGAGTTATGAAAGAAGCAGAATTGCTTTAATAATACTCTAATTGTAATATATTGTATAAACATGTTGTAAATATTTTTTCTAAAACTTTATTTCTTTCATTTATATTTTTTTTTGCAAAACATAAATTAATCAATAATTTTTTATTTTTTTTATGCTGAGTTTTATATAAACTAGAAATAGGTTTGGGGACAGTAAAATCTATATAATTATATTCTAATAATTTATTAATTATTAAATTATCTTCTATCATTTTAATTGTTTCCATACAACTATGATAATGTCTAATGTCTTTTAATAAATATTCATCATGTTTGTAAACTATTAAAGAGTAAATATAGTCATGAATATCATCTGGTATATAATCAGGTATTATCATAATATTACAATACATATTAAATTTAACTATTGATTATCTTGATAATCTAGATTATCTAGATTATCAAGATTTCCTGTATTATGAAGAAGCTCTACTGGTTGTATTAAGGATGGTCCAGGTGGTCCCTGTGGTAATTTTATTGTAATTTCCTCTGCATCCTCTTTTTTTCGCTCTTTGTTATATTCACTTTCAATATTATATGGATATCCGCCAATCCATTCTCCATCATCTTTTACAAATTTTAGTAAAGGTATTTTTGGACAATTACATATCGATGTAAATCCAGGAATACCAGGACTTCCCGGTGGTCCAAAAGCTCCTGGTGTACCTGGAGTACCCGCAGGTCCCTGTGTTTCAATTACTCTCTCAATTATTATATTATTATCATTATTAACAACCCCTAATTTATTTTGTATTCCACCATCCATTAATTGTATATCTTCTATGTTTGTAAATTTTTCCATTACACGTCTATAAAAAACAATTATCAAAACTGCTATAAAAGATATTAGTAATATAACCTTTGTATTTAAAAATTTATTATAAACCATTTCTATTTAATAATTATTTATTTTTTTCACATAATAAAAAACCAAAAGGAGTATTAAGTATATATGATGGATAATCATTTAAATTAATTGAATCTATTTTATTAATTATTTCACTAATATGATTATGATTATTATTATAATAATACACTCGTTTTGTTTTATTTTTAAATTCGATAATAACAAAATTTTTAATATCGTCGTAATATGTTATATCAATATAATTATTATATAATAGTATATTATCGAATGAAGTTTTTTTAATTAAATTTTTTTTTGTTACATTTTTTCTTTTTGTTTCTAAACTTTCAAGATAATTTTCAGTTGGTAAAATTCCAGAATTATTTTTATAAAAAATATTATACTTGTTTGAA